CGCCGTCCCTTCCCCCGTACAAGCTGCACCCGTAGAAAAACCCGCGCCTACCAACTTCGATGAACTCTTCGAACAAAATCCTGAACTCCGTTCTGCTATGGAGAAGGCAGGATTCGAATTTAAACCCGAACCTGCCCCAGAACCCGAACCCACTGATGTAAAGCCGACCGGATCAGGAAAGAAAATCCTTAAAACTCTTCCTTACGTCGGCACAGCAGCCGCGTTAGCAGCTATGCCCGATGTCGCTGAAGCAGCTACATCCGGACTAGAGAAAGTGGGACTACCTAAGTCAATCGCCGAACCCGTAGGCGCTGCCGCCGCTGCCGTAGACTTTGGCATCGGTACAGTTCTTCCCCTCGCCCCGAGTGATGTTGTAGACATAGGAGGGGCAGTTGTTGGTGAGTTTAAAAAGTCACGGGAAGAGTCACGAGGACGTGGGCTAAGAGGACGAAATTTACGCTCTCAAAAATTACGAGAGAAACGAGCCAACGAAGGCTTCATACCTAAACCCTAACGGAGGAAAAAATGCAAAACTTGAACATGGGTGAGGCATACATCATGAACGCCGACAAAGTAAGTGTCGACGATCAGATGGGTGCGGACAAGCTCTATCGCGAGGGTCTCGAATTCGATACTCGTGCAAAGACTGGTGTCCTCACTGAAGACATGCCTAAGCAGCAGACCAAGACTACGGTCGACGCATCCTTATTCAGCATGGCTGACGAACGCGATTACTGATGTCCGAAAACTTCCTAGAGCCGCAAGACGACACGGCAGTACCTATCCCGTCTCCCGAAGATCAGATGCCCGGTCTTGCCGGGTACGTCACGTCTAAATTCAAAGACGCAGAGAACGGCAGATATTCGTACGAGCAGCGTTGGCTTAAGGCGTACAAAAACTTTCGAGGAATCTACGATTCGACGACGCAATACCGCGACTCGGAAAGGTCGAAGGTATTCATAAAAATAACAAAGACGAAAGTTCTTGCGGCGTACGGACAGATCGTCGACATCCTGTTTGCGAACAAAAAGTTCCCACTGGTTGTCGAGTCGACTCCCGTACCGGAAGGCATCGCAGAGTTCGCACACATGCGTACGCCTGTCGATGAAATCAAACCCAGCGATCCGTACGGATTCCCCGGTGACGGGCGTACGATAGCTCCGGGAGGTTTGATGGCGTCCGACTCTCACGTCTTGGGGTCGTACGGAAAAGAGTTCGGGGATATGCTCGTTCCGGGCAAAGCGAAAGTCGGTGAGCCACAGTTCGAACCGGCAAAGGAACAGGCCCGTCGGATGGAGAAGCTGATCCACGATCAACTCCTCGACACGAATGCGGTCAACGTATTCCGCAAGGCGATATTCGAGTCCGCACTCTTGGGCACAGGCATTGTCAAGGGGCCGTTCAATTTCTTCAAGCGTGTCCACAAGTGGCAGCGCGGTGAAGATGGTGAGCGCGACTACATGCCCTACGAAAAGACTGTGCCTCGTATCGAGGCCGTCTCGCTTTGGGACTTCCACCCTGACCCGTCAGCTACGTCGATAGAGGATTGCGAGTACGTCATCGAGCGTCACCGCATGAATAGACAGCAGCTACGTAGTCTCATCATGCGGCCACACTTCGACGCTACAGCGATTCAAAATGTTCTTGCGAAGGGGCCGAACTACTCTGACAAATATTACGAAGACACGATCCGAGAGGACGAAACCGAAGCGTACTACCAAGAGAACCGCTTCGAAGTCCTTGAATATTGGGGCGTCCTCGATGCTTACTTCGCTGACGAAGTCGGCCTAGAGGAAGCGAAAAACATGTCGGAGTTCGACCAGCTACAGGTCAACGTGTGGGTGTGCGGCAACGAAGTCTTGCGTTGCGTAGTCAATCCCTTCACTCCTGCACGGATACCATATCAGGCGTTTCCGTTCGAGATCAATCCCTATCAGATTTGGGGTGTTGGTGTCGCGGAGAACATGGAAGATGCCCAACTACTTATGAACGGCCACGTTCGTATGGCTATCGACAACCTCGCCCTCGCTGGCAATCTTGTCTTCGATGTCGACGAAGCGTCGTTGGTGCCGGGACAGAACATGGACATCTTCCCCGGCAAGATATTCCGTCGTCAGTCGGGTGTCACGGGTACGGCTATCAACGGCCTCAAGTTCCCGAACACGGCACCCGAAAACATACAGATGTACCAGATATCTCGCCAGCTTGCCGACGAGGAGACGGGCATACCGTCGATTATGCACGGCCAGACAGGAGTCACCGGCACCGGACGCACGGCAGCAGGACTGTCTATGCTGATGGGCAGTGCGGGTTTGTCGATGAAGACGGTCATCAAGAACATCGACGATCATCTTCTCAAGCCACTCGGTGAGGCGTACTTCCAGTGGAACATGCAGTTCAACATGGAATCGGAGGACATCGAGGGTGACTTGGAGATCAAGCCACGCGGCGTAGCAGCAGTGATGCAAAAAGAAGTACGCACCCAGCGTCTCACCTCGCTGCTGCAGACGATAGCTAATCCGATGCTTGCGCCGTTTGTGAAGCTGCCGAACCTCATGCGAGAGTTGGCAATCGCACAGGACATCGATCCGGACAGCCTCGTCAACGACGTAAACGAAGCACAACTCTACGCACAGATGTTACAAGGGATGATGCAGAATGCTCAACAAGCAGCAAGCGCGGAAGCTGGCGGCGCTCCTCAACAGCCCGGAATGGCCCCGACTGGAGGAGTACCTAGCGGACCTCCGGGAAGTGACGATTCAGGCCGTGGTAATGGCACAATCGGAGTCGGAGTTGCGCCAGACGCAGGGGAAGCTGGCTTTACTGGAAATGCTCCTCAAGTTGAAGAGTAGTCACGAGGCGGTGATAAAAAATGGCAACTAGAAAAAAAATGGCTATCGGTGGCGGAAGTGATCCAAATATAATCAATTCTCCGCTCGGCAATGCTTACGCAGAATTTGATCCCATGCTTCGTGATGCGATTAGTACCCAGACAAACACTGACGCTGACAACGCCCCCTTCACGCAAGTGTACGGCCAACGACGCTCGTCACCCTTGAGCATGGATGAATACTTGTCTGGCAGCATGTACGATTTTGCCGGTATCGACGTATCGGCGACACCCGACCTCAACGATGACGACGATGACGACGACGCTCAAGCTGCACCCAATATTCTCACACCTGTCAGTGAGCGGACAGACGATGCCACAGATGTTTTTCGTGGAGTGTCGTTTCAAACCGGACAACTCGGCACGGGTTACGGTGTAGCTGATCTCGATCCTAGCAAATACCTCAAAGGTCTTCTTAACGAAGAAACTTTTACGATAAAAGATGATGGCTTTTCTAAATACGCAAAACAAAAATTCATAGACGAAGGAATGATAGCATTGGCTCCTGCGGGTCTGGCTTTGGGTCCGGTGAGTGTTCTCGGGCTGGGGGTTGCAGAATTCACCAAAAAACAAAACAAAAAGAACGCAGAGACCATAATGCAGTCTGGCGGTGGTGCTGGAGACCTTTTCACTCTCAACGGAGCTACGGTTAGCCGCGCACCGGGTGAAAGGATTTTTACAGGCAATTTAGGTAACTTTTCTCAATCACAACTTTACTCTGCACGAGAAATGGATTTCGGTTTTATTCCGGGATCGATGAAAGAAACTGTAACACAAGCTCAGATTGGCATGGGTCCGCAAGGATTACCTAGAACCTCTCGCACTGGACTTGGGGGAGTAGAAGCTGCCGGATCGGTGCCCGGTCATATTATGGATGCCTTCGGAGTGATTCACGGTGTGAGAGACAGCGATACTGGTCATATGAACGTGTCGGCAGGAGCAGCACAAACACTGCGCGAAAATGAATTCCGTAATGTGATGGCTGCACAGGGTATCGATGTAAATAAACAATTTACGGACAGCAAAGGGAATTTTTCACGATCAGCTTTTACAAGGGCTGCTGTCGACTACAAGCAGTTCGTAGACGGTCAAATGAAGACGCACCCGTCGCACAAGGGATTTTTTCATAGTTCGAACAAGCTCAATCCAAATGAGTACGCAAGTGCGATGGCATTCCGCAATACTGTATCAAGTAGATTTGTGAACGATACTTATGGTGGTGTGACAACTACACCAGTAACAGGAGACCCTGCTCGGAAAGGTCCAGACCCGAAAAGGCCACCGCCGCCTGTCGATAGAGGTTCTGACAGAGAGGATTCGGAGCGGGATAGGATAAACGCTCAAATACAACAAGACATTCAGAGGGCCGCAGAACTCGCCGCTGCAAGACGAGAAGCACAAGAGCGTGATCGAGATGACGACAGGGATGACACTTTTGCAGAGGCAGAGTACGACGATGATAGCGCCGGATTCGACTATAGTGGATTTGTAGACGAAACCCCGTCCAGAGGTTTTAGCTCTTACAGCTATCGAGCTAGAGGTGGTCACGTAGGTATGCAG